TTTTTGCCGTTCTTTTTATTAAGGTCGGCTTTCTTATGATATTCTGCTATTTCTTCATCAATCCGCAAATGACGGTAACCATCATCCGTTAATGTGAAAAAATCAGCTAAAACGTTGATCAATGCATCTTGATCTTCTTCTGTAACGAGGCGCAAACGACGAACGATAAAACCAACATCATATGAAATTGGCTTTTCGTCCATGTAATACCAATCGATTAAATCGCGGTAAATACCATGCTCTGCACGAGTTAAATGAACCGTATCTTTTCGGTAGTCGGCTATATTGAATTTATAGTAATGCACCAGCCACCCCCTTTTTTCTTGCAAAATGATTTTTCAACCATTAGTATTTCCTCTTGTACGTTAAGTTTTATTGAAACCGCATTGGCTGCCACCGTTGCGGTTTTTTTATGCCTACACTATGTAAAAAGTATTTTTTATCCCCTGATAAATATTTTTAACGCGCCTTTCTATCGCCCACGCCAAAAGCCGCGCTTTAATCAAAGCCCGTTCCTGTGGTGTAAACTCGTCAAAAACATCATTTTTTAGGGGTGCTTTATTGTTTTTATCCATCCGTCAGCGCCTTCAAATTTACGCAATTAATGTATTACCCTGGTCTTTAAGCTTTCCAACTAATAACATTCGTGCAGCCGTTCGGGGTGGAAGATCATGCTCAGCAGCAAAAGCTTCAAGCTCAGCAAGCCAGAAGTCGTTCAAATTGATTTCGAGTCTGTTTTCGTGCCTTTCATTAGCCGCCTTTCTTGGTCGGCCTCTTTGTCTTTTCTGAATCTTCATAATATTTGTCACACCCAGCCTTGGGGTTATGCTCCCAGTTTTTTTAATGGTGATCGCTTCAAATCGCCGCCGATGCTTGAAAAAGATCATCAAGACCTACTGACAAGCCACGCTTTGAAAAAGCGTCAATTATGCTTTTCGCTGTTTCGATGTCCGGTTGTCTTTGCCCGTTTTCATAATTTGATATTGACGATTGCTTTTGGCCTAGCTCGAACGCAAGGTCTTGCTGGGTCATATCCAGTTGGCGGCGGTAGAACTTGATTTGGTTTTCCATAATTAACTTCTCAACAGTTTGTGATATTAAATACCACAACGTGATATTTGTCAATCACATAACGTCGAGGAAAAATATTTTAGGTGTGATATACGTAAGACATGGATGCAAAAACACAAGCCCAAGCAATTGGCGAAAGAATAAAAGAACGACGAAAAGCCCTAGACTTAACTCAAGAGCAACTGACAGAGCTTTGTGGGTGGGAAAGCCAAGGGAGAGTGTCAAATTATGAGCGCGGCAAACGGTCGCCAAATTATGATGATGCTTTAACAATAGCAAAGGCATTAAAGTCAACTGTAGATCAAATTATATTCGGCGACACAATTCCTTTGCCGCTCAGTGAAAATATTGCTATCGCTGATTACAACGCATTTGTTGATATACCTATGATTGATGCTTTTTATCATGCCGGGAACGCGAACGCCGCACGGCTAGGGAAAGAGCCAGCCTTCCTTAAATCGCTTAATTTTAGGGCCGACTGGATAGAATACATGGGCTTAGATGTGTCAATGCTTAAAGTTGCCATGGTTAACGGCAAATCAATGGAGCCGACACTAAGCCAAAGCGACGTAATTTTAGTGGATAAAAGAGAATCGCACATAAACGAAATAGAAAACGGCGCTGTTTATGCTCTGATTTTTAAAGAAAAACCATTAGTGAAAAGAGTATATGTCCAAGAGTTTGGCGAGGTCTTGCTTGCATCTGACAACCCGGCTTTTTCTGATAGGGAATTTTCAGAAGAAGAAGCCAAGGAGATAGATTTTATAGGCCGGGTGGTATGGCGTGGTGGCGAGGTCAACTAAGCAAAGCCCCAACTAAGGGGCTTTTGCGTCAACACTAAATACTTTCGGCGCTGTTTCCTTCAACTTTATCCATAAACTTCCTCAAAAAGTGCTTGGCGGTGCTGTTTCCGCCGGGTGTCTTTTCTTCTGAAAAGTAAGCGGTTTCATAACCATTGCCAGTATTAATTCTCAGCCGACAATCTTTAGCGTTTATCATTGCTTTTAACGTCTCAACGGGAACCGTAGCAGAATTTTTACTGTTAGTGTAAATCGTCCGTGAGACTGTATTATACCCGCTATTATCAAACTTAGTGCCACCATCTGTATCAAACGAGAGCTTTTTCCCATCGATATTAATATCAATACTTTCATAATTTATGTAAGAAATACCATACCCCGATACAGAATCGTTTTCTAAAATGAGAGCAACAAATCCAGGCGCTTCGCTATTCCAAAATGCGCCAAGCCTTGTGTTCATTCCAAGCAAGCCTGCATTTGGGTTATAAAGGAACGCGGGAGACAATTTCACATTCCTAGACCCATCAAAGTCAGAAACCTTTTCACTTATCACCCCAACCCCGCCTAAAGCGCTCATAGAATCCGCCATATTTGCACAACCAGCGAGCCAAAAAACACACACCATTAAGAAAAACCTATTCATAACAACAATCCCCTTAGATTAGTAAGCTTTTGTTATAGCAAATCCAATTAGGCAATAACACTCATTCAAGCCAATAAAAGCCCGATCCAAACAACCGTTTGAAATAATATCACACACAATATCACGTTTCGTGTTGACCAAAATACAACGTACTGTTATATTTTAAACCATCGAAGCACACAACAGGAAGCGGAACGATGGCAACTTATATCAAATCTTCAACACTTTCATGGCCAGACCTTTGGAATCATTTCGGCATGTCGAAGGATAACGGCGGGCGCTGGGAGACAACAGAATCAACACCCAGCTACGTCAATGAGTTTCTTAGCGAAATAAGGGCACCTTCCCGAGCATGGCCAAACACTTACGCTTCAGCAATGTTACGCCAGAAATTTGCAAAAACTGTTTGCGAGCAAGATCCAGATCTGGCCATCAAGCTTGGTATTGGAGAGTGATGTGGGAACTTACACTTACGCACTTATCGAAACAGAAGAGCCTACGGAAACTTTGCTACTTGTTGAGGCGCTAAAAGACGAGCCTTTAAAACCAGTTATCGAGGCAGCTTTGTTTGCTCAACACTGCGGCGTGATGCGCGATTACGAAACGTTAACTAACGGCAGCATTGAGGTGCACTGGCTAGACGATTGTGGCGTTGAGCTTGTTTATCAGGTGGCGCGAGTTACTAAGCAGCGCACCTTTAAATCATGGGCAGTTGAACACAGGGTCGCGGCATAATGGAAGACTTAACGTGCATTTTAAAGGAGTTTTTAAACGGCGTTCTTTTGGTTGTTGTGTTCGCTTTTTTAGCCTGGTTACCCGATTTTGAGGTCCAAAATTATGAGTGCAAGAAATTGGCAGTTGGTTGTTCAGATTACGAATCGAGAAGAGCAGCACCGACAGAGAATGAAGGCGATAGAGACGGAACGGCTAGAGAACGAAGCCAGCGACAAGAGCGCGTCATTGCTTTCACGTTTACACGCACAATCTGAACTAAAAGAGCTAAGACAATGAACGAAACACAAAAAACACATTACAGAAAAGCTTTTAACTCCCCTTATTTGTCAAGCGCAGATATTGTTGGGCCGACCATTCTTACTATTGACAGCGTAAAGCTGAACGGCGACCAAACAAAGAAAACAAAAGACGCATTTAATACGGCTTACTTTGTTGAAAAAGAGTTACGCCAAGGCGAGCCATTAAAACCAATGATCTTAAATGCTCACAACTCAAAGGTCATGAAAGAGCTAACAGGGTCACCATTTATAGACGATTGGAACGAAGTCAAAGTGACTATCTATGTTGATTCTAATGTTCGTTTTGGTCGTGACACTGTCGAGGGCTTGCGGATTAGCCCGCAACCACCTGCGCAACAGAAGAAATCAGTTACGCCAGAAAACGCAAAGCTTTGGGCTAACGCTAAAGCCGCATACAAAAGAGATGGACATTTTAATGCAGTGCTGGAACGTTGTGAAATTTCCGACGAACACCAACAAATGATTATTTCAGAGTGTAATCAAAATGCAGACACTTAATTTTCACGACATAGAGCAAAACACTGATACATGGCTAAACATGCGAGCCGGTTTACTGACTAGTTCTAGCATGGGGAAAGTTATGGCTAACTATGGCAAGGCTTTTGGTGATGGCGCTAAAAAACTAGCTGTTGAAATAGCCTTACAACAGATTACCGGCAAGCCTTTAGAAAGCGGCTTTAGCAACGCTCACACCGAACGCGGCCACGAGCAAGAGCCTTTGGCACGCATGGCATACGAAGAAGAAACATTTTGTGTTGTTGAAAATGGCGGCTTCTTTTGTGACGAGTTCATAGGTTGCTCGCCAGATGGCTTGGTTTTGGATTGCGGCTTGGTTGAAATCAAATCTGTAATTGCGCCAGTTCATTACGCCAACGTTAAGCGGCAATCAATCGATCCAACTTACAAATGGCAGTGTTACGCAAACTTAAAATACACGGGGCGCGAATGGCTGGATTTTATAAGTTTCTGCCCTTCTTACCCGCAAGATAAGCAAATTTATGTTTGTCGCATTTACGCCGAAAAGCTCAGCGACGAATTTGAAATGATAGACGAGCGCGTTCCGAAATTTTTAGATTTTGTTTCTGAAACTCGCCGCAACATTGAATCATTAAATTACACAGTGCATTAAGGTGGACCCCTATGGATCATGATTTTATCGCTCGATTTGTTTCCGGCTATGGCTATCTACCGATTTTAAAACAAGATGGTAAGGAAATTTATCGCGGCGAGTTTCAACGAACAGCAATCGAGGCAATCGAAAAGTGCCAAAACTTTATAGAAAAGGTGAATTAGATCATGGCTAGACGCGGGATAAATAAAGTAATCATTTTGGGCAACCTGGGCAACGATCCAGAAACAAAATACATGCCCAATGGAAATGCAGTAACCAACATTAGCATTGCTACTAGCGAAAGCTGGAAGGATAAAACGAGCGGACAGGAGCAAGAAAAAACTGAATGGCACCGCGTAGTTGCATTTAATCGCTTGGCCGAAATCATGGGCGAATACCTTCGCAAAGGTTCAAAAGTTTATATCGAAGGAAAGCTAACAACTCGCAAATGGCAAGACCAAAGCGGCAATGATCGCTATACGACAGAAATTGTCGCAAACGATATGCAAATGCTAGATAGCAAGCAAGACGGGCAGCAAGATGGGTATCAGCAACAACCCACCCAGCCACAACAACAAAGCGCAGCCGGTGCGGCTAGTAGCGAATTCGACGACGACATACCATTTTAATATGAAATTAACTTATTCAGACTTGGCCCATCTTTACCCTAGACATGCAGACCAACCAAAGAAAAAAAGGGTTAAAAAGAAATATAACTGGATAGAAGTCAACCAAAAATATGGCGGCAATACTGTCGCCCATATCAGCAAAAAAACCGGCATACATAAGAGTACTATTTATAAGGCTTGTGAGCGTGGACTTATAAATATTGAAAATGTATTCGCAGAAGAATACTTGAAGAGTAAGCAATAATGGAGCGTGAACTAAGCGTAGTAGTTCTTGCTGCCACTTTATTGACTGCGTTAATTTATTTTGGCGCGCATGTTTAACGTCTGCAAAGTCTTTATTGCGGACATTGGGAGATAAAGAAAATGAAAGAAAAAAATCGATACGCAAAGGCCATTGAAAGCCTTGTTGAGATCATGCTACTGCGTGAAGAAATTAAAAAAAACTCCGACATTGTTAGAAAAAATCTAACTGTGAAAGAGTTCTTTAAGCCCGAAGGCATTAAGTTTGAAAAAAACTTATTAGATCAATGTTTTGAAGGACTGCACGTAAAAGGAACGCCCTACTATATCCAACCAGAAAACTATGTGAAAAGTTCTTTGGTTATGGGCAATGAACGCCTGTACCTTCATGAAGAACCCGACAAGGCTTTGAGTGCAGTTTTGCCCGCACTACTTGCAGAAGTAAACCTAAAAGCAGTTTAGACCACTTAAAGACGTTAGGCGAAACAATAAGGGGCGCAAGATGAGTGTTGTGTATATAGTTCAAGAGATTAGAGAAACGATAGGCGGATATCCTGCCGTACATAGCTTTCAGGAATTTAATAGCGTGGATGAAGCGCTTGATTATAAAAATAAAATGAATGATCCAAAAAAGAAATATTCTTATTTTAGAGTGGTTGTTGAGGTAAAGAAAGAATCATGACTGTATTTAGTTGGATTTGCTTGATTGCATTAATCTCAAGTGGCTTGTATTTAACGTTTAGCGGCTTAGTGGCATACGACAAAATTAAAAAGCGCATTGATAAACTAGAAAAAGATACGAAGGGCTAAACCATGCAAGGGCTAACATTATCTAAAGCTGAAGTTATCGAGCTTACAGGCTTTAAGCGATTCAACGAGCAAAGGCAGTGGCTTATCGATAACGGCTTTACTTTCAAAGTGGCCAAGGATAACGCCATCAAATTGTTGCGCTCTCATGTTGAGGATATTCTAAACCCTGGGCATAGAGAAAGAACCAAGAAAACTAAAGGGCCAGATTGGTCTGTATTTGAGGCTTAGCATGGGTAGAAAGCGAGTACACGACAAGCATTTTCCAGCAAGATGGCGCAGAAATAAAGGCGTCATTTATTACATAGTCCCACCAGGTCAAGAGCATAACTGGCAAGGCAAAAAGTGGTTTCCATTGGGCAAGACCGAAACAGAAGCTTATCGAACCTGGGCCGCTATGCTCGATAGTCATGGCGATTTAGAAACTATGAGTGATTTGTTTGATCGATACTTGCTAGAGCATACGCCAACAGTAAGACCAAAAACCCAAGAGCATCATAGACGAGCAATCGCCAATCTTCGCAAAGTGTTTGGGGGTGTTCGTATCAGAGATTTCAAAAGCGCGTGGGCGTTTAGATACTACGACAAACGCAAGCAGGATGGCATTAGCGCAGCGAACACGGATTTAAAAGTGCTAAGCAACACGTTTACAAAGGCCATTGAATGGGGCGCAATCGAGAACGGGCAACACCCAACCATGGGGCTAAGCATTAAAAAGTCGGATAATGTTCGTGATAGGTATGTCGAAGACTGGGAATTGCTTGAAGCGCTTAAAGCTGCCGATGATTGGATGGTTCTCTATATCGCTTTTAAGCTAATGACTGGAATGGATAAGAGTACGATTCTTTCGATAAAGCTTCAGGATTTGAAAGAGGAAGGCATAGAAGCTGCCAGGCTTAAGACCAAAGGCAAAACCCGCGTCTATGAGTGGAACCCAGCATTGAAAGAATGCGTTGACACCATCAAAGCAATGCCCCGCCCTATTTCGTCTATGTGGCTATTCTGTGGCACCAAAGGCCAGCCGTACATTAACGATGAAGGTTACACAGATTCGTTTAATGGTAAATGGCGCAGATTCATGAATAAAGCGCTATCAAAAACCGATCTAAAAGAGCGATTCACAGAGCATGACTTAAGAGCCAAAGCGGCCAGTGATTCCGATTCTTTAGAGTTTGCGCAAAGCCTGCTTGACCATAAATCAATGAAAATGACGCAACGTTACAGGCGCAAAAAAGAAGTCGTCAAGACCAGAAATATCAGGCTGGAAAGATAATATTAGGCTATCGATCTCTGCAGCCGCGCCACGCAATGCATACACTCCCCATACACCCCCTAACTGGGGGGTTTAAAGAATGTGCGTTTTTGGTTGTTGAAACAATACCTTATAAACACAAAAAAGCCTAATAAAATAGAAGCTTACAACCGATGGAGACCGCATTACACCGTTACTTTTGTTCGCGTTATTAGGCTGATTTTATAGAATGAATAGATCTACCCCGACCAAGAAATAATTGCTATTTATTAACGGAGCATAAGTCTATAAGGCATGCCAAGAAATAAAACAATGCTCAAAATTCAAACAGGCGTGGCTTTGACCGCTTTGTGCTTCCTATTTATTTCGGTCATCTTGACATAGTGTCTCGCCAGCTGAAAGAAACTGGCATGACACCGCTTGGACATGATCGAGATAAACTATCATTGCCTATGCGAATGTAATCGTCTTTGATTAACTTGTGAACTTCTTCGCCCGCTTCGTGCAAATCAAGCAGTTCTTCAGTCGCAGGCGGATCAAGCAAGATGATCGTGCCAACGTTTTTATCGTTAACAAACGGGTGTGGGATAATTTCCATATCTGCGTTTTTAATATCAGCATCAAAATTAACCAACTCTTTAGTAACGCGCTTTGTCGCTGGATCGATAGAGCGCACAAGCTTCTTTTTAATGCCGTTTTTTAGCACTACATCCGGTTGTGTATTGGTTGGTCCATTGTACAGCCAAGGCGGGGCGTCAGCTGCATAAGTCATAATAACCTTGCCCGATAGATCAAGTTTTGCAAAAAAGAAAAGCGGGACGTTGCCATCGCCCATATCCACCGGCGGGCTAGAGTTTATATAGCGCTGCCTTGCATACATATCCCGGTTGCCGCCGGAAGAACTTTGACCGTTCAGAAATATGTTTGTAATGTATGAAGTTGAGCCAAAAGTGAACGCTATTTGAGCGATAGATTCGTCACCGCTTGTCTCCGTTCGAACTTGCGGATAAAAGCCATATTCCCCGCCAGGCAAAACAAAATCACCGGCTGAGCCGGTAAGCGTTACCGTGCCGCTTGAAGTGTCTAATTCGCTTCTATGAACAGCACCGCTGGCAATTTCACTTTGCCCAACAGCGCTAGATGGTATCTTAGCCGCTGTTATTGAGTTATCCGCAATCGCTGCCGATTGAATTTGTGGTGCACCGCTCGCACCTTCTGCTATTGCTAGAGGGTTCTGGTCTAGCTTATCAATCAAGCCAACTGTTATTGGGCTGTCTGCGTCTTTTTCGGACGCACTGACTGCGCTATATGTTGCCATATGGAATGCTCACATTAAAAAAGGGGAAGTTTTAAAGGATCAAATAGGGGTCATCATCGGCCGCGCCAACTTTTTCCAGAGCGTCGGCTATCCATCCATATTTGTTTTGATTTGCTATTGTTTCGCTGTCGTAATCAACAACCGTGTTAGGTGCTATTACTGGGTATCTGTTGCCCTGCTCCACACCTGAAAAAACCATTTTGTATTTATATCGATTGTTTAAGGCTTGGGCCTTTTCTACAACCCGAAGCTTCACCGCCTGGGGCAGTCCATCAGTTCCTTGATAAAGGTCTGTTGTAATATCTACGGGATCACCAACGTCTAAATCACTGTCGCGGGCATCGACTGAAAGAATAAACTCTAACGGCGTGGCGTTTTGCGAAGTGATTCGGCTAGCAATTTTTGAAGCAGTTGCGCTTGCATTTGCGGGCAGATAATCAGCAAATATTTTTTTAATTTTAGGCTGGCCTAGCCCCGTTTCGGCTTCAGCATCAACTTTTATATAAAGCTCTTTGTAATTATCTGCGTCATCACTGCCCGTTTGATTTCGCTTGCCATAATAAACCCAAACTTGTGTAATAATTTCGCGCTGATCGCGTTTAATCGTTACTTTATCGTCGAGTATATTCTCGTCGTCATTCCATGCGGTCGCACTGGTAAGCGTTGGGCCAATGGCTTTAAGCTTGATTTCCTGTGCAGCGTCATCCCACCATACATTGGTATATGTTTGTTTGCCGATTTTATCAATAACTTTATCCAGTTCAGTCGGCTCTGTCACCCATACTTCGACGTTTTCAGAACTTAAAAAATCATCGCGTTCTGTGTTCCAATCTGAATCAGGGATATATGACGCGTGATCGATTTCCGAATAGCTCTCGATAATTTCACGAATACAATCAACAGAATTACCTGAGAAATAATAAATGTTTCTTACAGGGTCACCTGCATCATGAGACTCCGATTCTGTGCCGCCGATGCCTCTACTTGTGACGACTATCGAATCTGCACCAGACAAACCGCTATATAATATTAATTCATCACCTATAATGGCTCTGCCGCCTGAAGCGTCAAAGCCTTCATTGTTTCCAATATTAATCGTTCCGGTTGCGCTATTAGTTAATGAGCTTGCAAGGTTGCCATAACTAGCGGCGGGGATTTGCGATTCTTTTAACTGGCTTAAAACGTCGCTGGCTTCAAATCTAACAATTCGATTATGATCTGGCCCCGATACCTTTTTTATAAAATAGCGACGCTCTTGGAAGTCAGAAAAGCTAAAAGCATCACCCGGAGAGAAATAGCCGACATGCGCTTTTAGTTGTCGGTTCAAAGTGTAAGGATTGCTAGCAAGCAATCGGCCAAAGTATGATCCCTCCCCATTCGGCCAATCGAAATCTTCGCACTTAACAACGATTTGCCCAAAATAACCTAAACCGCCGTCTTTTGAAGCGCGAGTAGGCACCCACTCAATTGATTTGATGCAAGGCCAAAAATGCTGGCCAATAGGTGTATAGCCATCACTGACATACTCGGTGCCACCTTCCGTTATTGTTGTATCTAGTCCAAGCTCTACAATATTAAGCGGCTCACGGCTTAATGCGTCTCTATTTGCTTGATACGTCATTCAATAAACCCCGACATATCAAGCTTCACGTTATAATAGTTATTAATGTTTTTGGCGTAAGAAGGCTGCGGCATTTTCTTTGTCGGCCAACAATAAAAAACTTTTTGATTATCATCCCACAAAAAATAGATTGGCCGCTGCTTCATTGCTGCGACTATATTAGGCCAATCGGAAAAGAAGGTATCAGAATAATAGAAAAGATCAAACTTGGCTCGCTTCGGAAGCCGCTTAACAGTCAAGCCATTAAAATTTTGTCCGCGAGTTATATTAGCAGTCACGCTATCACTATCGACAAAATCAGGCTTGATAAAACCATGCTTTTGCGATCTTTCTAAATCCAGCTTTTTGCCGACCGAAATATTTGAAAAATATAGCGTCCCAGTGATTACGCACCAAATTCTATAATATCGGTGTGTAACTGCAGTAAATGTATCATAACCAATATATTTATTATCTTCTAAACGAATTGTGTTTGACACCTGAGTCCAAATTACCCCGTTGTCGCTTGCATATAGCCTGAAATCAGATGTACTCAAATCTGTTCCGTTATGGCCTTGGACTACAAAACAATCAACCTCTTTATCCTCTCCGCAATCGAACTCAATGTGGTTTGTATCGAAAATACCGCCAGTAAAAGCCGTTTTTGTTGATGTTAAGCCGTCTACACAGTTTGAGCCAGGGAAGCCAGAAATGGAATCATCGGCGATTATTGTAGCATCGGATAAAACGTTTTCGCTTAAAATAAAACCCGGCATTATATATTTATCCTCACATTCGATTCTTCGGCTTCGTTTATTTCGTCCACTATTTGGCGTAGTTGATTTTTAGTTAATAGCGCTTCATCTTCGATGTTCAGATTAACGTTTAAGGTTTTTTCTGGTTGTACTTCTTGCTCATTAATAAAAGAATCGTCGCTAGTTGGTGTGGTCAATGCTGGAACTGAAGCGCTAGCAACACCACCGCCACCGCCACCACCACCACCGCCTCGAATTTGTTGCACATTTGCAAGCCCCGCTGCCAAATGCATAGCAGCAAATACCGCCGCTATAGGCATGGGATATGCAGCGAGCGATTGAGACACACCGCGATATGTATTTACAATGGCGTCTTTGATTGCAAAAGCTTTGTTAATCTTGGCTATGGTTTCATTGCCAGCGGCAACGCCAGCCGTTAACTTTCTCCATGTACCTTCAGCAACTTGGTATTTCTGTTTGCCTGTTAGCGCTTCCCATTTGAGAGTTTTTTGATTGTGAAACCAGGTTTGCCTAAGAATGTTGTCTAAATACTTCTGTGTAAGCTTCTCGTCTAGCTTTCTAAATTTTTCTTTTTCGCCTTGCTCAAACAAAAGATTTTCAATGAGCATTTCCCGCTGTCTTAAATATGCCTCTTGCAAGACCTCTTCTTGTGTGAATAAGCTTTCCTCAATCTTATCAATCGGGTTTGGTTCGTCATTTGAATCTTCCCCGCCAAGACCAGGTATACCCAAAGGATTGTCGGAAGTGCCGCCTTCAGGGTTTTCGCCGCTTACAGCAACGCCTCCCTCCCCATAAAGCTCAGAGTAAATTTGTTTAATATCATTTAGCTCTTCCTTAAACCCGGCAAATGATTCTTTCGCTAATTCCGCCGCGCTGCCTAGCTTTTCGCCATCTAAACTAAGCAAGCCCTCATAAGCTTCAATCCTAGCCTGGTTAAGATTCCACATCATAACAACCAAGCCAGACAAAGACTGAGCCGCCGCCGTAGCTGCAAACCCAATCCCTTTAACGGCATCCCCAAAAGTATCTAAATCTTCCGATAGGTCGGCGGGCTTGGCATCGCTAACAAAATTTATAGCTTCGGCTAACTCATTCAGAGGCTTAACAATGGAAATACCAAGCTTTGTGGTAACTCCATCAAGCCGCGCATTCATTCGGGTTAACTGGTCATTAAAATCAGCCGCCGCTTTGGCGTCTTCGTTCGATAATGTTTTACCTAGAGCAGACGCCTCCTTTCGCATAGCTTGGATGCCGCGCGCACCGTCGCCCATTGTCTGCACAAGGGCCACGCCTTCAGAGTCGAAGAACTTCATGGCTAAGCGAACCCGATCTCCTTCACTAGCTAATCCAGACAAAGCGTCTGCAATAACTTCAAATTGCTTTTCAGGTGCTAGTTGAGCGATACGCTCAGCACTAATGCCAAGCTCTTGCAAAGCAGGTACCGCCTCACCTTTACCCGTTGCCGCTGCTTCGCTTAGTCGGCGGGTCATCCGCTGCAAGCCCATCGTCATAGTGTTAAAGCTAACGCCCGACAAATCGGCAACGTGTTGCAGTTCGCTAAGTGCTTCGGTAGAAATCCCTAAACGCTGGCTAAGCTTTCCAATCTGGTCGGCGGCATCAACTGATTCCTTGACCATGTGCGCAAACATGCCAGTTGTTGCACCAACAAAAGCAGTTTTTAAAACCCGTCCCGCCATTTCTGTTTGTTTAGCAAAACCGTTTAAGCGCTTATTGGCTTTCTGTAATTCAGAAACCATTTGGGCACTATTTGCGGTCAGGTCAATTGCTAGGCTTGCTAGAGTTGCCAAAATTTAACGCCTCTAAAATTTGAGCTTTCATTGATTTCTTTTTCTTCGGTTTGCCTGAAAAATCGGGCATAAAATCTTGAGGTTTAAAGGTCTTTGACTTGCTAGACGCGTTGCTATTTGCAATCACGCTCGCAATAATTCCCGCCCTCAAATCTGCCCGCTTTTCACCGAACGGGGCCAGCCGGTTATATGCCATTGCTTCGGCTATATCACGACTAGTCATGATCTTTTCTAAAAGAGGAACCGGCCACCCGATCACCACCGCATATTCATGCAGAAATAAACGAGTAGGCCGGTTTTTTAGTTTCCCGCTAGTTCTTCAACGTCTTTTTCAGAAATGGCGTTAATCCGCTGGCAAGCTGAAAATATGCGATCTACAACCGCCGCCGATTTGCTGCCAAGGGCCTTAACATGCGCATCTGTTTTAAACATGCGGGAACCATCGGGGCCAATGACGCAAGCAGACACTAATTTGGCTCTGGCATTATCAAGATTTCTTTCGAAATCGCCTTCACTGTTAGTTGAGAACAAGCTTTGCTCGTAAGCGTCGCGGGCCTCTGCTGTCATGCTTCGAACGATTACAAAACTTTCCTCATTGCCCCACTCGGGAATAAATACTTTTTGCTCGTCCGTGTCTTTAGCGTTCAGAATATCTTCAAGGTTTAAGTGTGCCATTTATTACGCCCAAGTAGCCGCGCCAGAAATACGCAAAGCAACTTCCAGAGTTATTTTATCATCAACAGCCACGCCAATATTGAAGGTTTTAACGTATGCCGAGAAGCTAATAGTTGTTGGCCCCGCGTCAGTCAGATCAAATTGAAAATTTTTTAATGTGTTTGAATCGCGTGAAGTTCTTAGCAAAGTTTGCTGAGTGTCGCCAGTGTCAAGACTTAGACTAACTGAAACTTCGCCCTCATCTTTCAAGCCCATCAAAAACTCCTTGCCCGTACTAGACAAGTTAGTCACATCGATTTCAGTCGATGAACCACCGCCTAAGCCAGACACGGAAATCACTTCGCCGATAGCGTTAAATACTTCAGATCCAGCGCCGTCGCCAATTTTTAAAATAGCACCTTGAGACGTTAAAGCCGTCATGTTTATACCTCTTTAGTTTTAAATATTGGCGTTAAAGCCAGATTGAAAAATCGAGAAAAATTGAATAGTTGCCGGTATCATCTTGAAAATCATCATCGGCCACCGCTGTACATACAGACTTTAAATCTGTTGCATTTGTTAGCGCGTCTTTCAATTGCGCTTTAATGTTTTCTAACTCTGAAAAGCTCGCGCCGTAAAGCTCGAACTCTGCTTCATAATTCATGTCATTAGAGCTGCTAAGGCTGTTTTGTGGCTCTTCTGAAACCCTAAATAGAATTAGCGGATAGGTTGGGTTTTGGGGAATGCGTATCCTATAAATTCGAGACGCGACCAACCCCGCCAAACCAGTGTGAGCAGTTAGCGTGTTTAAAATAGTTTGTGCAGACATTATTTAGTTAGCTTCTTTATTCGCTTTTTAAGATTCTTTTCAAATCGTTCAATAGCCTTTTCGTTACCTTCAGAATTCCAGGCTTTTATTAAAAATGGGTTAGGTTTCATTGTTCCCCTGAAGGCGTTTTTATAAGGTCTTTTTTTTCCTTTTCCTTTTGTGTAGCGAACATCAGTACCATCATGAACCAAGTGAGCATGGGGTGCCTTTTTAGAAATAACCGCTAGAGAAATGCCCGCCGCCGAATTTCCAGAAACGCCCCGCCCGTAAATAGTCCTTTTTAATGTTCTAGCGTTTCTATGGGAGCGCCTGGTAATAGCTTTTTTTATTGATCCAGGCGCTAAGTTTTTGGCCCGCTTAAAAGCAGGCAGAGAGGCATTCATTAGCGCCCCTTTCAATTGCTTATGCCCCATCTCAGCGCCAAGCTTTACCAGTTGCCGCTCAAGCTCTTGCAAGCCTTCAACTCTTATATTCATTTCCATTAAATAAGCTCTAAGTAATTAAGCTGTATTTGCCGGTTAGCTTCGTTTGTGTTTGCGACACCTTGGATTTCAAAAACCCGTGTGCCATAAACCGCCCTATATTTAGAATCTAGGCGTTTCGTTTGATGGTCGAAACGAACAGTTATAGAACCGCGAAGCGTTGCAAAGTCTTGATCATTTCTAAAAGATTCATCCCATGAAGCTGGAACAATGCTTGCCCACTTTTTGAAATGAGTTGTCCATGATTTAACAAAACCGCCGTGTCCGTCCGAGGTTTCAGTCAATGATTGAAACTCTATTCGCTTATCTAGCTTGCCGCTCTGCATGTTTAAAAATGCCTGTTATTATCAACCGATAAAAGCCGTAATGCGCCGTGGGGTACTATTCTTAAGCTGGCCTCTGTTGCATCCTCGCGGTTTTCATACCAATGCGAAGCCATCAACAATATAGCCTGCTGTATTCGCTTTGGGGGCTGCTTGTTGCCAAAAGTAGCGTTAACTAATACAGCGTTAGATTGCGCTCGTGTATCTGGCCAATCTTGCCCGTATGCGAGGTTTATTTTTGCCCTAAAGTCAAAGTCATCAACGCTATAAATTGAAGCATCTAGCGTTTGTGTTGCGCCGTCCGTATCGACATATTGCACCGATTCAACACTAATCAATGGTCTTATGGGTAGCTCCATAGAATCGCTAAACTCATCGAAAGCGATTTGCCATTGCTGTTTTAAAACCTTATTGCTGGTTACGCTCTCCGCATATTCACGAGCGGCGACAATGTAAGTTTTTAATAATTCGTCTTCTTCACTGTGTTCAATTCGTAGCTGGTTTTTTAATTGTTGGACGCTTACCGGCTCGCTTTTTGGCTCCGTCACTAGCTTCATTTTCATTAATCACAGCCTTTTCTACTTTTGCACTTTTAACCGGCTTAGCTGCACCACTTTTAATTAGTGCCGCCCCTTCTCTTTCGGAAACTTCCACAATATCTTTGGGCTTCCGGTCGATTGCTGGCCCGCATTGAGCCACTATCATTTCTACTTTCATAAACCCACCAAATAAAAAGGGCGACACTAGGCCGCCCTTAGTTTATTGCTCAGCTTTTAAGATGCGGCCATGGTCATGGCGCGTAAGCCGCTGCCATTTACAATCGCGCCATCTGTGCGCATGATTGCGACAAAGCCAACCTGATGATAATCAGCGTAACGCTCAACCAAACGGCGAACAGTAATACCGGAAACGTCACGTATCCAATAGCCAGAAACATCACCAAAGACAATTGGCTTAGCATTAGCTCCCATAGATGCCATACCCTGATCAATGATAAACGGCGAACCATCTAACAAGCCTGGGGTACCTTGTGCAATGTCAGGCTGCCATAACGGGCGGCTGTTACCATCAACAAGCTTTTTAACAGCAAGGAAAGTGGCGTCATTCATAACAAATGAGCCGTTACCACGATAAGCAGGATCTACCGCGTGTTTAAGGTCAAGCAATTCATTGTAAGTAACTGCGCCAGTTGCCGCCGCTGTGACGCCTGAAGTTGCAGCGCTCAAGCCTTGTGGCTGGCTTGAACCTGTACCTGTTGCGTAATGTGCAGCAGTAGCACGGCCCAGTCGTTCAGCGAATGCACTTGAAATGTAAGCGTCAAGATCAAATGCCGAATCTTGAAGAAGCTCAACAGGAACGCGGATAATATTCGAGGTGTATTTATATGCACCCATTTGAACGTTTCCGAATGTTAAATCTTGTTCGCTGTCTTGCGTGTTTTCAGCAAGAATTGAACCAGTGTTGCTAGTGTCGTCATTGGTCGGGATATCTAAAGTGTTACCCGTAGCCGTTGACATAACATTAGCAGCGCCACGAATGCCGCCGTATGCTTGCATAGCCACAATGATTTCATTAGCAAATTCATCAGGAGCAAGATAGCCACCAGCAGAATCGGTGCCTTTCGCTTGCGCACGCGTTAAAGCTTGTTATTGTTCAGCAGAAAGGCCATACATACCAACTTCAGTGGAACGTAACAAAGCGCTGAAAGCATCGCCTTGGGTAATTTCTGAAGCTTCTTTTTCTCGAACAGCTTCAGGCTTCATTGCTTCGATATCTTCAGCAGTGTAGCCCGATAAAGAACTAGCGCGTTCTTCTGCTTTGATTCGACCGTCTAGCTCGTCGATTTTATCCGACATTTTGTCCCAGCTTTCGCGTTCTTCTGCGCTAAAGCCTCGGTCTTCTTTTTCTGCGGTTTTGTGCATGTCCCGCATTTGCGTTGCAAGTTGACCGCGTTCTTGTAGTAAATCTTGTAGTTTCATGTTGTCACCTATTTTTTTTGACATAAAAAAACCCGCTTATGGCGGGCTGTTTTCGATTTGGCAATCGTTCAACGGAACGCGGTTTACCAATTCGGATTTCTTAGTTTCTCTAACTGTTCTTTGTGTAGCTCTTTGATTTCTGAGCTTGCGCCGCGCTTATTTAAGAAGTTCTCAAGAGATCGAACCCCCACGGACGCATCAGGGTAAGCTGGATAAGTTACCGGGCTTACATCGAATAAACGTTTAACTTTGTGAATCGTGCGAATTATTACGCCGTCGCGCTCTTCAAAGTCATCTTCATCTACTGTAAAAGCAAAACTAGATTGATCAACATCACCGCGCTGTATGCTTGTGCGCAAATCATTGGCTAGCGTTGTGTTGGGAAAATCAACCTCATATCTTAAACCTTCATCATCAACACTTAATTTTAATGTGCCTGATTTCGTTCGGCCTAAAATCAAATTGGGATCATGATTGAATAGCGCCCTTACATCATCGTCTAACCGACCATCAAAAGCACCCGGCGCAATAATTTCGCGGAAACCGCCCAAATCTTCAGATTGCGCGTTAAACACAGAACCATAACCGGCAACCGGCTTACTGTCTTCTGCTCTTAATTCGCTTTTAAAAAATCGTCTTTCAATTTCAATCATGTCTATCTCTCGCTTATAGCTAGTCTGGCTCTAGACTTCTCTTCATCTGATCTAAATAGGCTATTTAAAGGTTTAGATAGCCCATCAACTACACCGCCTAAATTAATGTCAATATTTCCAGCCATCTATATCACCTAAATCTTTTTATTAAGGAACATCGCTAACAATATCAGCAGAGGTCATGTTGTACATCTGAAATATACAATTAGCCTCTGTCCCGCTATCCTGTAAGGATGGATATGTGTCACCATCCCCCATTCGCCACCAGTGCTTAGGCTGTGTAGTTAATGTACTTAAATCGAAGGGCGCGCCGCTATTATATATATCGCTTATATTAGCTGACTGGTCAGAGTCCCAAATAGCAAGTTCGTCTACTTTTGAACCACTTCGCATGTAGTTCCCAGAGCTGAATCTACCCACTCTCCAATTATCTGGATCAATCGAAGCAGTGTAACCGTAGTTTGAATGACTGTTATTAGTAGTTTGCTCCGATCCATCGATAAAGATTTTGAATCGTGAATAGTAGTTAGATAGATCACCAGAAGAAGAACCAGTAACGCCTCCATCATAAGTGATTAAAACATGATGCCAAGTGTTCGCGGTTATAGCACCCGCTGGGGTTTGAATCCTCAGATTGTTATTGTTACTGCCGTATCTGAGCCTAAGCAACTTATTGCCGCTGCTATTAATCTGCATCAACTGAATGTAACCTCCATTGGTCACATCGTTATCACCAAAATAAAGGATCGTTTGACCTTGATTTGCTGTGCTTCCCTTCCAATAAAAGCTAATAGACCAAGCATCTGAAGATCCAGATCCGTTACTGGAACGTCCTAAAACATTTTGCAAGATACCAGCGTTAGCACCTAACCAATCCTGATTATTAAATTGAACTGACTTAGTGTTGGCAAAAGGTGGTGTACTAACAGTAAGTACAATAGTTTCAGAATCTTCACCGTTATAGTTGATAGCCTTAACAGGGATGTTATAAGAGCCTGCTGTAAGGGAACTACCACCAATGATCTTCCGGTTGTTACCCTCTACGGTAGTCACACCAGATACATTTGATAAGTCCCACTCGTAACCTACACCATAGTCTGCTGTTAACTCGTAGTTAAGAGTCTCACCTTGCACTAGGCTTATTGCTAAGCTTGAAGTGATACTAGGTAGCTCTGAACCTGCCGTACCTGACGCAGAGAAGAGTGTATTTAGTGCATTACACACATCTGTGGAATCTGCACCGTAGGCATTGTCATTTTCATCCACAAACTCAGTGTAAGCTTGTTCAGTTACAATATCGATATCTTTAGCTAAATCACGGACATTACAAGCGCCGTTAGTTACAGTGGCCTGTAGGCTATTCAAGAATTGAACCCCGTTTGCATCTTCAATAAAGATAGCGTTTGCTGATGAATCTTTATAGATTTTAATACTCACCTTGGTTCACCCTTATAGAGACATAAACACCTGCGTTCACAACACTACCTGCTGTAGAAAGTCTAACCTGCATCTTTCCTGGGTTTTGTTGTGTGTTTAAATCACCCATGTAGATGGGGAAGCTTGTAACTCGTTGATAAGGAATACCACTACCACTGTCTAATCGTTCAGACCAGAACTGTAATGGATACTCCCCTGCACCATCACCTAGCAAATACCTTGCTTCAAGTAAGCAATTGTTTGTTGATGGTGTCACAGTAAAGTCATTACGTACGACAAGCTCACTACCTAGAGGTAATTCTGTGAAGTCTAGGTAACCTGTACTGGTATCCAGAATTTCATTGATCTTCTCAGGCTTATATGTCTTATTAGTGAAAGCACCTAATCCGTTATTTGGGATATCAGTCCATGTATCTGCTACCAGACTAGTAGGCCCTGAAGTGTCGTTATAGTCAATGAAACCAAAGAATCCAGTGGCCTGCGCGGACGAGCCGCCGCCCATGTAAACCGTGGAACCAGCGCCTTTAAGTGCAACCCATGCGCCCCACTTGCCGTTAGGTTGTTCGAACCTTATCTTGCCCGCGTTTGTTTGGTGCTTTGGAATATCGCCCTTATCACCCTTTTGGCCGTCTCGACCTGGCTCGCCCTGCTTACCATCTAGACCCTGCTCACCTTTCGGGCCTGGTTCGCCTTTATCACCTTTTGGGCCTTGCTCACCTCTCTGGCCCTGTTCGCCCTTCGGACCTTGCGGGCCTTGTTCGCCCTTCGGACCTTGCGGGCCTGGTATTTGTGCGCGGTCAAGCATATCTTCAAGACCTTCAACCCTTACACCTGAAACGGCTTTTTTTCGGGTTTCTAAAAGCTCTTTGTCTAACGCTTTTCTAAGTTCAGGATTCATTCACCAAGCCTTCAATAGCTTCTTTCGACAATTCAGGGTAGAGCTTTTGCGCTTCTGCGATTGCTAAGCGTCTTTGCTCGTCATCGGTCAAACGAAACAAACCCCCTTCATCAGTCTCATTGATTAATGATTCAAGAGTTCTAGCAATCATTTGCTCATCAAGCAGCAAACCGGCTTTTAAAACAATGTCGTTATACTGGCGTGTAAACTCATCTAGTACCGCTGGCTTATTTAAAGATTTAGCCAAAGGCTTTAGGTGCCTTTCGATAAATTTGGACGCGTCACCATTCCGCCATTTTAAAAGCTGATCTTTTTTAGATACGCCTTTTTCCGCGTTCGTAAGCTGTTCAGCAAAGCGGTGAACTAACGGCCCAAAGTCGATGCTGTTTTGCTCTTGCGCTTCTGGCTCTGGCTCTGGCTCTGGTTGTCTCTCTGGCTCTGGCTCTGGCTCTGGCTCCGGTTCTTGAGCTTTAACCGCTTCAGACATTTCAACCATATTTAACGGGACTAAAATCTCGTCCAAGCCATCAATAGGATTTAAACCACGCGCCGTTCGCGCTTCGTTTCTCGTCAAAATGCCGCCATTAATCAAAGAAACGTCTTTTTCTGCCTCTTCTTTCGGTGTGCCTTTCAAAATATCCGCTTTATCGAATTTTACAAAAAGCCGATTCTGTTCGATGGTCGAAAACAATTTATAATCAAGCTCTTGTTCCCACTGCACAAACCAAGGATTTAACGTGCGGCGAACAAAGTTCATAGTTTCTTCGGTGATATTCGAAAAGGTCGCTTTAGAAAGATCGCCAATCATATGTGGTGGCACGTTATAAATTTGGGCGATTTTCGTATCACCGTATTTACGAGTTTCTAAGAATTGCGCCTCTTCCGGTGGAATGCCTACGCGTTTATAGTCCATGCCATCGGGCAAGACTGGCGTTTTGTGGCGATTTCCAGAACCACTAAAGGCATTAGACCAGCTATCTTTAATCGCCTTTCTGGCCTCTTCTGTAAGCTTCCCTGGGTGCTGTATAACACCTTGAACCGTTGCGCCGTTTCCGAAAAACTCAGCGCCGAAATTCTGCGCAGCAATTTGGATGCCTAGCTCTTCCGCATGTTGGCGGATCGGCGAAACACCGTTCAAGCCATCGCTGCCCAGCGCTTTTATATGAATTATTTGTTCATAAGGGAAAGAGAATTGTTTCCCATCGATTAGCGTATCAACAATTAAGCGGCCATTTTTGCTGAGCAGTTGAGTCGCCGAAGGGTTAAGAGGCCAAAGCGCTTTTGGCTTTCCAGTCTGGCCCCAATCGATCCAAGCAAAACCATTACCCCATCGTAAAGCATGAGATTGCAAAAGCTGAATAAACGTAAAAGCGCTCATGTGATCATTGGCGCGCTTTGAAAGTAGCTTATACGTTGCGTGATCTTGCGCCAGGTTTGTGACTTCGGCTTTTTTAGAGAAAGGCCGCAAAGCCTGGGAAGCTATACCGTTACTAATTACATTGACTGCTGAAGCAACGGCGGAAAGCTGCATTGCATTACTTTCGTTTACAGTAACACCACTATAATTCGATCCAGTGGCAAAAAGTTCACTTAACCAACCGGCGGGCTGTTTTAACCCGCTTCGCTCTTCAGTTCCAAAAATACGGTCTAAAATCATCTACTTTTTAACCTTAAAAGCTGCGAAAAAACCGACTAAAAGCAGCACTAAACCGCTAAAAATCGCCGCATAATTGGGTGAAAACTCGTGATAAATGCCAAAACTAGACAAAAGCAGCCCAAGTAAAAACAAAACGTCTGCTAAATGCTTCATAAAACCATTAATCCATCTGTGTAATCTGTTGTCTTATCTTCGTAAGACATTGCGCGGGCAACACCCATTATCATGCATACAGCGCCGTCAATTTTTGCGCTCGCTCTTTCTTTTCTAGGAAAAATGTTGTCGTTATGGTCTGGCTTCACAACAACATTTGACGCCATCCAGTCAAACGCATCATTTCCAGGATGATGAAAACGCCCCGCTTTTATTGCGCCTTCACATTCATACATAGGCCCGCTCATATTTTTAGTGGTTTGGCCAAACTCCACGACAAGCAAACCTTCTTCAGCTAATTCCTGAGCTATCTTTGTGCAGTTCCAAGGGTCAAAGGCAACCTCTAAAGCACCAAACTTTTTAGAGTCTTCTAAAATATGCTTTTTAATAAATTCAAAATCTATTTCTTGGCCTTCGGTCTGGATTAAATAACCAGCTTTTAACCACCTTGCATACTTGCCGCTTTTGTCGCTTATAACCGCCTCGGAAGGCAAAAAGAACTTTGGAAAGCAGTAATAATGCAACTTTCCATCGAGATATTTAAAAAACGTTTTAACGTACGCAGCTATGTCGCACTTGCTGGCAAGGTCTATGCTGTGTATGCAATCCCAGCCTACAAAATCGTCTTCGCTTAACTCTTCGCCACATTTGCGCCATTCTTCAAAGTTAAGCCAGCTTGCGGCCGCGTTAACCCATCGGTTTTGGTGTTTAGTTTTGAAAGAGTTTTGACGCTTAGTGTCTTTCTTTGCGACCTCTAACGAATCAATCAAAAAGTCTTTTGAAACTGATACGTCTAAATTTGGGTTAGCTTTTATTAAGTTTTCCGGGTCGGTCCATTCGTCGCTTTCGTCAAGCTCGTAAATGATCGCAAACAACCTTTCGTCTTTTTCAGAACCTTCCAGAACCTTTTTACATATCTGGTATTCATCAAAGCAAGGGCCATCTAAGTTGTGGCCTGCTGTCGTGATAATCAAAAGAAGCGGTGAACCTTCCATTGCCCGCGCACCCATACCCGTTTCAAAAGTTTCAACGGTGATATTCGACTGGTGTTCGTGGTACTCGTCAACAATGCCACAATGTGGGCTTGCGCCGTCCGGTGGATTGCCTATAACCGGCTCAAACTTGGCGTTATCTTCTGCCCTGCTAATGACGCGCTTAAAAACATCAACGCCAAAATGATCTAATAGATCCGGTGTTCGCTCACACATGATTCGAGCAGGCGTAAACACTTCAAAAGCTTGCTTTTCATTGGTTGCGCCGCAATAAACTTCAGAGCCAAACTCACCATCGGCCGTAAGCATATATAAGCCAATGCCAGCCGCAAAAATTGATTTGCCATTCTTTCGCGCCACTTGGATATAGGCTTTCCTAAACCTGCGCTTATCGGTGCCTTTCTCTAGCCAGCCACCAATGTTGCATAATATCAAACACTGCCATGGCTCTAGCTTTATTAGCTCTTTCTTACTGGCCCAAGCGCCCTTAGTGTGTGGCAAGTTTTCGATAAACTCGCACAAATGATCTGCGTGGCTTGGATTAAAGTAATATTTAAAAGCTTTAGTTTCAGCAAGTTCAATGTCGTTAATAAATCGCTCACAAGCTTGATAAACCGCTTTGCACGATCTTATTTCACCGCCAACAATATCAAACGCGTATTGAACGGCTTTTTGGTAATACGTCATTTTTTCTTATCGAAAGGATTAGCTTTCTTTTGCTCCGGCTTGCCGTTTATTTTTGTTCTCGAAGCAGGGTCCAAACCTAATGCAGCGCCAAACGAAAGCATGTTCCTTTGGGCCTCATGGGAAACCGTAACAGCCGGGTTTTTCTTAACACCGCCAGCACTATCAACAACAAAGCCTTCTTGATCAATTAATCTTTGAGCTAATCTGAATTGCTGATAAGCAAGACAAAAAGCCTCGAGGTTGTGTAAGTCGGTTTCGGTCAATACGCCCGTCTTGGTTAAGAGCGGCGCTAGCTCATTCCATTTAAGCAATGCTAAGCCATCAAAATGTTCGGGTGCTTCCGTTGTTGCTGGCGCGTCATAAACTGGTTCATTCTCAACAGCACGACTCTTATCATAGGTGCCTTGCAGCAACTTTAATGCCGTTGGTTTCTTTGCACTCATTTTCGTTCCACTGCTCAAATGTTCATTTATGAAAACTTTCTAACTGCGCTCGCGTTTTATTTCC